CGCACGGCCATCGACACCGGGGACTACTCCAACGCGCTCGACCGCGCTCTCAGCGATGGCCGCTACGACGCAGCGCTCACCCGAGCCGACGAAGCCGGCACGTTCATCGCGCCCGATCGCGCCGACGCGATGGTGGACGCCTACCGCGAGAACTGGGTGGACTTCCGCGGCGAGCAGTACGCGCTCGCCGAAGCCGAGGAGGCGACGCACGCGGGCGTCGACGAGATGCTCGACCAGGCGGTGCTCGGAGACGAAGTGTCGGCGGTGTCGATCCTCCGCACGTGGGTCACGCGCCGCGACAAGAAGGTCCGCTCGAGTCACCGCACGATGGACGGGCAGACGCGCGGCCACGGAGAGGCGTTCCGCACCGGCGCAGGCAACGAGCTCCGATACCCGTGCGACGAGGAAGCGCCCGACGAAGAGACGGCCGGTTGTCGGTGCCGAGTGGTGGTTTCTTTGCGCGCGTAGGCTCGGAGTGCGAGTCTGCTCGCGTGACCACCCTCCGCAAGCACTCCAATCCGCAGTCCCAGGGCCGGTTCGAGAAGACCGGCGAGTTCTTCGCCGTCCAGAACGGCGTCGCCTACGGCTGGGCGATGGTGTCGACGGAGAAGGGCGCTCCGTACTGGGACCTCCAGGACGACCACATCCCCGAGGAAGAGATGGAGATGGCCGCGCTGGACTTCATGAAGGAGTCCCGCGTCGGCTCGGACCAGCACACCGGCGAGCACGTCGGCGACATCGTGTTCGGCTTCCCGGTCACCAAGGCGGCTCCGGCGCTCGGCATCGCGTCCGACAAGACCGGTTTCCTGATCGGCTACCAGCCACAGGACCCCGTGCACCTCGACATGATCGCGGCCGGCGAGCGCACCGGGTTCTCGATCGGCGGCTTCCTCCTCGACTACGACGTGTCCGAGGTCGGTAAGTCCGTGTGGTCGACCGCGTACCAGAACAACCTCCCCGACGCGTCGTTCCTCTACGTCAAGGCGGGCGGCAAGAAGGACGCGGACGGCAAGACCACGCCGCGCTCGCTCCGCATGTTCCCGGTCAAGGGCGCCGACGGCAAGGTCGACGTCCCGCACCTCAACAACGCGCTCGCTCGCATCGCGCAGTCGTCGCTGTCCGCCGAGCTCAAGTCCTCGCTCACCAAGAAGGCCGAGGGCCTCAAGGTGAAGATGGGCAAGGGCGCGCCTGACCCGAGCGACGTCTACACGCCGTCGGACATCGCCGACAAGCCGAAGAAGAAGGGCAAGGTCTACCGTCGATTCAAGATCGACGAGATCAGCCTCGTCACCAAGCCCGCGCAGGAGGGCGCCACCGTCGGCTACGTCAAGGGCGCGACGATCGCGAAGCTCCACAAGTCGGTCGTGTTCACCACCGAGGAGGAAGGCCACCAGCACGTGGTCGACCTCGACGACGTCGACGAAGACGGGTGTGGCTGCACGTCGTACGCGCGCGCCGACGGAGAGGACTACGGCCACTCGCACGATTTCATCGTCGACCCGGCGAAGCTCACGATCACCATCGGCGCGAACAGCGGCCACGGCCACACTGCGACGATGCCGGACCCGACCGCGGTGCGCGAGGCGGGTCCGCCGATGCCCGAGCAGGTGACGCTCGCGGCTCCGGCGAACAAGTCCGAGCACGCGGAAGTTTTGACTCCACCGATCGCGTCGAGTAGCGTGGCCGTCGTACCGACCACTCCACCGGAGCCGACCATGACCGAAGCAGAGATCGCAGCCCTCCAGAAGGCCAAGGCCCGCGCCGAGAAGATGGCCGAGATGACCGACGCCCAGCGCTCGTTCGTCAAGCACCTGTCGGAGAGCGACCTCGAGTCGTTCATCGGCAAGGGCGCATCGGACCGCGAGGCGGTGGTCAAGGCATCGATCGAGTTCACGGCTGCCGACGGCGCCGTGTACTACAAGCACGACGACCCGCGCACGATCGCCATGGCCAAGAAGGCCGACGACCAGGCGAAGGAGCTCGTCATGGAGAAGGCCCTCCGCAAGACCGCGGAGTTCGCCAAGGCCGCAGCCGAGGACATGGGGAACTACCCCGAGACCGACGCTGTCCACGCGGCAGTCATCCAGGCGATCGAAGGCATCGCCGACGAACCCACCCGCAAGGCGGCTCGCACGCTCATCAAGGCCGGCGACGCTGCGATCGCCAAGGCGTCCCGCTCGACGGGAACCAACGGCGCGAGCGACCGTCGTCCCGGCGGAACCGGCGACGAGCTCCAAAAGGCCGAGACCGCGCTCAAGGGCGCCGTCGAGACCTTCGCCAAGGCCCGCAACATCAGCGACTACTCGGTCGCGTTCGCCGAGGCGACTGCGGTCGACGCGGCATCCCGCGACGCCTACGAGGCAGTCCGCCAGCTCCGCGCGCCGTCGTCCAACTGAGACGCAGCTCGCTCCCACTCACCATCCCCTACTTCAACTGACCCGCACGGACCGACCACCAGGAGCACGCCACCATGGGCTTCGACGTCAACAACCCCTTCTCGCTGCCTGCGTCCGCCGATCTCTCGGCGTCGCAGTTCTGCGGAGTCAAGCTCGACACCAACGGTCGCCTCGCACTGCCGACGGCAGGCACGGCGATCATCGGCGTGCTCTACACGAAGCCCGCCGCGATCGATCGCGCAGGTCAGGTCTACGGTGCCGGCTCCGGCATCCGTAAGCTGAAGTTCGGCGGCACCGTTGCCGCTGGCGACCCGCTCAAGGTCGACGCCTCCGGCCGCTTCCTCACCGCCACCGCGAACGACGTGCTCGCTGGTTCGTGCGTGGCGATCGCAGTCGTGGCCGGCTCGATCAACGACATCGGCACCGGCATCCTGTCCGGCTCGGCCGCGACGATCCCCTCGCAGACGTTCGACGACATCGTGCTGTCGACCACGGCACCGTCGAACCTGACGGAGACCACGTTCGTCCAGACCTCCGGCACTCAGTCGAAGGCCCTCGCGAACGGTGTCTGGACCGGCCAGAAGAAGCGCATCATTCAGTCGGTGGCTGCAGCGACTCCGGTCGGCACCATCACCGGAACCTTCCTCACCCTCGCGGGTGCCGCGGCGACGACGCTCGCCCTCGGTACCACCGTCGCGGCGATCGCTGACTTCGTCTGGACTGGCGCCGGCTGGCGCCTGACGTCGCTCATCGGTGGCGCCGGCTCGTCCCTGAGCTGAACCCTGGCGGGTAGCGCCCGCCTATTAACCCTTCTCTACCGACCTCGACCCGCAGCACACCCTCCCAGGAGCCACGACGATGAGCACCTTCCGCCACCTCGACCCCGACGCCCGGATCGGCAAGGGCGCGCCCGATCCGTCGGACGTGTACGTCGTCCAGGAGCTGACTCAGCTCTCGGTCGGCTTCATGCTCAAGCCGGAGCGCCACGTGGCCGGCGTGTGCCCGTCCGTGCAGGTCAGCCAGCAGAGCGGCAAGTACATCTCGTACCCGCGCGGCTACTTCTTCCGCGACGAGATGCAGCGTCGCGCAGACGGTGCCGAGTCGGCAGGCGGCGGCTTCGCGGTGGACAACACCCCGCAGTACTTCGCCGACGTCTGGGCGTGGCACACGGACATCGGTCCGCAGGTCCGCGCCAACGCTCGCAGCGTCGACGTCGACCGCGCAGCGGTGATGCTGTGCACGAACAAGGCACTCCTCCGCCGCGAGCTGCTGTTCCTCGCGAAGTTCTTCACGACCTCCGTGTGGACCACGCAGGTCACCGGCGCGACCTCCGGCGGTGGCGGTGTCGCCGGCACGAACCTCGGCTGGCTCGACGCCAACGCGAAGCCGATCGCGCAGCTCAAGGCGATCATGCGGTCGCAGCAGAAGCTGTCCGGCTACCGCCCGAACAAGGTCATCTTCGACACGGTCTCGTGGGACGCCTTCTGCGAGCACCCGAACGTCCTGTCGCGCGTCCAGTCCGGCCAGACGCCGGGTGGTCCCGCCGAGCTCACTCAGCAGATGGTCGCGGGCTGGCTCGGACTCGAGCAAGTCCTGGTCGCCGAGGGCGTGCAGACGACCTCGAACGAAGGCCAGACCGACGCGATGAACTTCATGAAGTCCGCTGGACAGCTGATGTTCGTCTACGTCCCGCCTGCACCGGGCCTGTTCACGCCGAGCGCGTTCTACTACTTCGACTGGGTCGCCGAC